CAAACTGTCGGGCGGAAAGAATGAAATCATTTTCCATACTAAATTATTATTATTATCAAATTCTTCTATCATCCAGGCTTTTACAGTTTCCATATTGTCTTATCCTTTAAGTTTTTCTAATATGACCTTTGCATTTCTAACACAAGGTATTTCGTCATATCTTGGATCACCTTGAGTTAAGCCTTCAACCATCCAATCTAAAGCTTCAACAAGCTCATTCACATCTCTAGCCAATGCTTTTCTATACTCAAGATCAGTTTGAGTTTGTCTGTGGACTTTTAAAAGCCATTCTTTAGTATCAGGTTCTTTATTCTTCATTTTGATTAATTAATCTAACGCTTTTAAGTTTACGAGTATTGCCATCAAATACAAATTCTACATTGCATCGACTAGCGCGTCTTTTATTTGTGGCCGCACAAAGGCCAACTTTATCATAATGTCTTAAAAATACCGAATAGGGAGCTATTACATCTTCAATCGGTGCTGGTCTAGTTTTTGCTACTTCTTGAACATTGAGTTCGCCATTTAACTGACGAACCCAAGTTTCTAAATTACTCATTGTTGTATCTTGTGTCATGTCTTTTCCTTAATAAAAAATATGATTTGCTATAGCTATCTTAACTTCTTTTTGTCTTGCCCAAAAAGGTTTTGCCATTTGTTTCGTATGAAACCATTTTGCACCCCTTGTTGGATCATCTATCCTATTTTCTAAAATCGCTTTTGCAAGCGGTTCTAAATAAGCTATTTGTGTTTTAGTTGGCATCCCATAATCAAGAAACTGATATTGAGCTGGTTGCTTCATTACTTCACAAATAGTTTTCGGATAATTTGGATCGGCTTTGCGGTTAATTGCAGTATAAGCAACTGCAACTTTTCCCATATCAGGTTCACCCCTTGCTTCACCAAACATAATTGCTGATAGACATAAGATTTCATTTATCATCTTTCTTCCTAAAATGTTACTGATACGGACTGCTCATCCAAGAAACGATGCTGATTTAAATAAGTGCTAGCATTTGGAATAAACTGTCCACCCTTCTCAAACCATTGCTTGCTTTCTTTTTGCCAAGCTAAAGTTTTAAGAACATCTTGTAAATTAGGTCTTATCTTATACCAAGATTTTCTTGCGGCTTCTTTACCGACCTTTTTTGGATACTCTTGCCAAAATATATCAAAATCGGATGATATATCTATATGGTTATTAGTTATTGGTTCTTGGTTATTAGTTATTAGTTGGTTGAACATCCGTTGAACGCCCGTTGAACGCCCGTTGGAATTCGCCCGTTTCTCGGCACTCTTACGACCTGCCGCCGCCGCAGAATCTATCCGTTCGTGATAGAATTTAATCTCATTATCACACCTTCTTTGAATAAAACCAGCTTCAGTTTCCACAAAGAAATCTTTAAGCACATTTTTAATAGCATCCTTTTCATCTTGTGTCCTCGCAGTAAGTAATCGGAATATTTTGTCTATATCTAATGGAAGTGGTTCTTCATTAAGATAATATTGATCTAATAGTTGATGGTAACAACCATGTTCGAGCAGAGTTAAATGGCCTGTGTCTGCCCTATAGTCTGATATATTGTGCTGATAGTAATGCAATTAGTTTCCCTTCTTTTATCTTGTCTTTTTTATTATTAAACGAATTCTATGATTCGTGCAAGTATTTTTGTATTATTTTTTGACCTTCCTCAAACCCATAGGCCACCTCTGCACCATAACCCATTGATTCTGCTAAATTAAGGAACTGTTCCTGGTTTTGTTGTAATCTTGCACTTTTGTCTGCCTTCATCTCTATAAATAGCCCATGAAGGCCATTTGCTGGAATCATAAGAAACAAATCGGCCACCCCTGCCGTTACCCCCTCTTGTTTTAATTTAATAGCCGTTCCGATGTGCCTAGCGCCCCCATTTGGGATAGCCCATAGACATTTAGCCATTAATGGATATTGCAGCCTAAACCATTTAATAAGCAAAGTCTGTGCCAGGTGTTCGTTATTCTTCATAAAATATTTTCAAAAAAGATTGCACAAAGTCATTTTATATGGATAATAACTCTTACGGAAACAATTTATTAACGAAACTTAAAGGAAACTAAAATGAAACTTCAAACAACAGACTTTAGATTTGTAGCTAAACTTGATCAGTATGATTATCATCATGACGCTAATGGCGTTATTCGTTGGAATTCTAACAACTCTGTCCCACCACGCGACATTCTTGAATTAGCTTGGATTGACGGCAAAATTTCAGAACAAACACTTACAATTAGCCTTGCTACAAAATCTGAAGAAGATGATGCATTTCTAAAACAATATATTTTAATGCGTCAAAAAAATGGTTATTCAGAAGAAGAACTTTGCGATATAAATGCAAACTTTGATTCAAGCGAAACAGTTGTTGATGTAATCACAGGTCAAATAATTAGAGGTGCGGTATGAAAACACTATTAACCGCACTATTAATAGCACTCCCGATCATGGCGGTCGGGGGTGAATCACCGAAGCTTCGTTATAATTGGGTTGAAAACAAATATAACTACGCACCTAAAGATGCCAAGCTTAAATACAATTGGACTGCCGACAAATACGAATTTGTTGCACCTAATTCAAAACTCAAGCATAATTCGCAAAGTGGTAATTACGAGTATGTGCAAACACAAATTGATCCTTACAAATCTGAAATAGGGGAATAACATGACAACACAGAATAAGAAACTTATTGTTTATGCAATTGCTTTTTGGGCTTACTTTGGCTTATGGCTTTATGTCTTATTACCTTTACTAGACAATTTCTTAAAAGGGGTGTAATATGACGAAAAATCAACAAGTTACGGGGGCAAGTATGTCTGACCAGCAACGAGAGATGCAACACAAGATTCATATCCAAACTATGATGAATCCTGATCCTGACTTTTTGGATTTAGAACCTCATATATCTTTGCAAGAACTAATTGAACATCATATTACTTTTAACGCTGAAGTATTTTCTGATTTTTATGATGAAGTTGAAGTGCAAAATCAAGTAAAGAATATTCTTTATGATCGTAATGATGATAAGTTAGGTCGCATTAAAGATGTTTATGATGCGGAAATTAAAAGACTAGCAAAATTCATAGCTGAAAATTATGAAAGAGATAGTTTTGCAAGATGGGCATACAATGATACAATCTCGCATGTAATTTAACGAAACTTTTTAGGACAAGATAAGATGAAAACATCCGAAAGCATCAAACAGATAGCTGAAGCTTTAGTATCCGCGCAAAAAGAAATTAGATTTGCCGTTAAAGATTCAACTAATCCTCATTACAAATCCAAGTATGCCAATATTAATTCAGTTATTGATGCCGTTAAAGCGCCACTCAATAATAATGGGATTGCAATACTTCAATCATTAAGTCCATCAGACGACAATAAACTCCATCTAACAACGAGGTTACTCCATAGCTCGGGCGAGTGGTTGGAAGATACTGCCGTCTGTCCTTTACAAAAGCAAGATAGCCAGGCATTAGGTAGCTGCGTTAGTTATATTCGCAGATATTCTATTTCTAGTTTTCTTGCTTTGTATGCAGACGATGACGATGGCCAGTCCGCAGTTCTTAATGCGGCAGACTATCTTCAAAAAATTAACCAATCACAATCTTTAGAAGAACTCCAGGCTAATTATAATTTTGTAATGGGTGAAGTTAAGAATGATCGCACTCTATCTAAAATGGTTATTGAAGCTAAAGATAAAAAAAAGGTGGAGCTATGATAGACGGATTAAGAAACAGTAATTTTTACGGAGTGACGCTACCCTATTCCGCGCAAGAATTAATGGCTATAGAAGCCCGCAAAACAAGAATAGAAGCTATTAAAAGAGAGTTGGGTGATAAATATTTATTAGCTCCTCTTTATGGCAGAATTCAAAGCCCTAAACTATGAATGGCGGATTTTCTTATAAAGAAAGAAATAATGTCGTAAATATAGCGGAAGTATTATTTGAAAGGTATTGTCAGTCAAAAGGATACTTTTATAGGCGATTAGGATTTGATGAGAAAAACGATCCAATTCCTAACTTTTACAATCTTAATCCTTTGATTAGAAACCTTCCTGATTTTTATATTAACAATAAAGGTGTGGCTGGATTAGTTATGGTTAAAGGAACGGCTAATATAAAGGCAAGTGAAATTAAACTACTACCTCATTTTTTAGAGTGGTTTGATTCAAAAGAATGTCCTTTAATATATGCTTTTTGTTTTAAGGATCAAAAACCTTTAATGCTTTATCCTGAAAAAGTAGTAGAGCTTTATGAAAAAACAACCGATCAACAATGGCCTGATGGCGTAACTTATAGGAACTTAAACTTAAATGGATAGAATAATAAGAGGTATTGAGCAAGGAAGCCCCGAATGGATGGCTTTAAGAATAGGCCGCATAGGTGGTAGCCGCATAGCTGATCTTTTAACTGAAGGCAGATCAGGCGGCGAATCTTTAACTCGTAGAAAATATAAGAATGAATTAATTAGGGAAAGGCTAACAGGCAAAAAATTAGAAACCTATAAAACGCCTGCAATGCAACGAGGAATTGATCTTGAGCCGTTGGCGCGTTCTTGGTTTGAAGTTAAGCATAATGTCTTTGTGGATCAGGTAGCAATCGTTTTACACCCTACTATTGAAGGTGGCCAATGCTCACCTGACGGATTAGTTGATGCTACCAATTCTTTGATAGAAATTAAGATACCCAATCCCGAAAACCATTTGGACAATATTCTTACAGGTGGCAAACAATTAGACCAATATTATGATCAGGTTATGTGGCAATTAGCTTGCGTGCCTGGCTCTAACGGAAATGAAAAAAGAGAATTTTGCGACCTTGTATCCTATGATCCTGATATGCCCGATCATTTACAAGGATTCGTAAAGCGTATTTATCGAGATGATGAATACATCCAAACCATGCAAACTGCGGTGATCGCTTTTTTGTCTGAAATAGAAACTATCGTTAATAACTTAAAGGAAATACAAAATGGCAATAACCCATGATCTAATCGCTAAAACAGGCGAGTATGTAAACAAAGAAGGCGAAACAAAAGCTCGCTGGACTAAAGTTGGTGTTGCAATGTCTAATAAACAAGGTGGCACTTCACTTCTCATAGAATCTATCCCTGTCAATTTTGACGGCTGGGTAACAATGAGAGAACCGCAACCTAAAGATGGTGCAGGATCAAATACAACCGATTCAGCAATGCCATTTTAATGATTTTACTGATGGCGTAAACCATAATGTAGCCCATAATTAATTTGCAGTATTTATTAATTAAAGGGGAAATATTATGTGGACAACTCCAGCAGCTACAGAAATGAGATTTGGTTTTGAAGTAACTATGTATGTTATGAATAAATAGTTATTTTAAAAGGTGAATAGCGTTCTTCAGAAAATCGGTATTTACCAATAATTAAGGGGCTTAAAATGCCCCTTTTTTATTTAATGTAATGATCGCCTGTATTATTATTAAGACCAATCATATCAACCTTATCTTGATCCCATGATGTTGTTTCATCGGAATCATAATAGCGTTCCTCATAAAGCTTATTCTTTTTACTGCCCCAAATCTTTTCGTAATTTTCATCATACAAACTTTTTTGTTTAAGCTTATTAGTTGATCCTTTGCCAGCTTCACTATATTTACTTGCCATAATTTTCTTTCACCCAATTAGAAAAGTTAATTAAATCTTCTTTGTCAGCATTATGTTTCATTGTATTAGCTTTTGCTGATATTACTTGAATATTGCCTTTTATGTAACCTTTAGCATTATCTATACGATCAAGGCTAGGACTTAAATCTCGATTTCCATCAATGGTTTTTTTTAGAGGAAGTCCCAAAATGGGACAAGTTTCAGGAATAACTATGTCTGATACTTCTATATCAAACGAAATGTTTTTAGTTTTTGCTCTGTATCGAGCTTGTTGAAATAAATTCTTTTCTCGATTGTTTGACTTCCAATCTCTTAAATACTGACATCTATAACTTTTGTCTTTTAAAGGCATAGTTTATTTTTTAACTTTAGAACGCGCCCATTCATAAATTCTAATGCAATACCAAACTATTGATAAGACTGCCGCAATTGCTGGTAAAAATTTCATTACTGCTCCAAAAGCCGTAACGCCTGAAACTGTATCTAATACATGTTTCGTGTGTTCTTGCATATCCATATTATTTCTTTCTACTAATTAATGAGATGGCGCTCGAGAGCCATAAACAAATCGCCGCTAGAAGATATATAACAGAGAGAACCATCAGATAATAAAATAACCAAATAATTCTTATTATCGTAGTAATCAGAGCCAACATCTTTGATTGTTTTATTTTGTAGAAAATCAAATATGTTATCAATGGTTTCATGGGAATTTTGCATTTAAACTTTCTATCACTATTTCAGGACTAACAAATTTATTTGCATCATGTTCTGTATGTTCCCACCATAGGAATTGGTTTTGAACCAAATTGTTCCGATCCTTTAAAAGATTAATATTTTCAGGATGTCCAAATATTATAGGATCAGAAACAGACCATAGCACTATACCATATTTTTTATGATCCCAACAAAAATGTTGAAAAAAAGAATCGCAGCTTATCCATGTTCTGCATTGATCCACAAGGCTTCCAAGTTCTGTTAGTGATAAATTCTTTCTAAAATCATCAACTAATTGTTCTTCACCTTCTATGCCTACTTGAACTATTGGCTCATCAATTAGTCTAATGAGTTCCTTCCAGTAAGG